ATGTCTGTTGAACCTGCCGCGCGTGTTCGCGCTTTCATCTCATATTCGTGGTCGACGCCGGCACATGAAGATTGGGTGTTATCTCTGGCAACCCGACTGCGTGAGGATGGGATCGACGCGATCCTTGATAAATGGGAGCTTCAGCCGGGTCGTGATCCCATCGTGTTTATGGAGCAGATGGTCACAAGGCCGGACGTCACGAAGGTTTTAATGATCTGCGATCGTTTATACAAAGAGAAGGCCGACGGGCGAGAAGGTGGAGTAGGTAAAGAGACTCAGATTCTTACAGCTCAAATCTACGATAAAGCGTCCGAAGACAAATTTGCCGCGCTTATCACCGAAAAAGATGCCGATGGAAAGGCTTTTACTCCAGCGTACTATCATAGTCGCCAATATATCGACTTCTCAGATCCGGTAAGACATGAAGAGCGGTATCAGGAGCTGCTGAGATGGCTCTACAACTGGCCCCAACATAAAAAGCCTGCGATCGGATCAACGCCCTCGTTCATCAACGAGCCTGAGTCATTTAGTACTGCCACTACATCGAAAATGAAACAAGCCGAGCAGTTTATAAAGGCGGACTTACCACAAGCCGGCGGCTCCATCGCTGATTTTAGCGACAGCCTATTAGATGAATTAGTTGGCTTACGGCCCGATACCGCAAGTGACGGGCAATGGGACCAAATAGTCATTGACTCGGCGGAAAAAATGCGGCCGGCTTTGCGGAATCTGGTGCAACTGGTTGCAGCTGAGGCGCGATATGCCGGAAAAAACTTTGCTAGGTTCATTAAGTTGTTCGAGCGCATGGGCAGCTTAATGTACCGGCCGCCGGAGGTAATGGCTTGGAGTGAGACTGATTACGATTCCTATCGCGTGATATGCTACGAGGGATTCCTTTCACTTTCTGCGGTCCTCATTGAGGAAGGTCGATTTGACCTTCTCGGTATGGCTTTGTCACACCCTTACCTTATTGATTGGCGGCCTAAGGGCGACGGTCCTGCTACAGTAACTTACCGGGTATTTTGTCAGGATATTGAAAGTTTTCGTCGCAGGAAGGATCGTCTTAATGTAAAAAGGCTAGACCTTTTTGCTGATTTGCTAGCTGAGACATATCTGAGCAGTTACCCGGATTTGACCTCATTAAACCAAGCTGACTTGGTACTCTTCCTGAGGGGGCAGGTCGTGCAAGACTCAAACGGCTGGGAAAATTGGTGGCCCACAACCTTTGCAAATAAAGGGCGGAGTGGTGTCGCAGAGCTTTTTGCGAGGTCTGAGTCTGTTTCCTTCTTCAACAGCTGGGCTCCAAAAGTCTTTGGACCAATAACTGTCGACGAGTTTAAGGACAGGGTGGCAAAGCTGGATCAGGAGTTTCGCGGGTCTTGGGGAGGTTTAATGGGGCCGAGTATCTACAACTTAGCGAATATCAAGAATTTGGGTTCCCGGCCGTGAGTGCTGATATCCTGGCCATAGCGGCCTGACTATTGCGACGGGCGGTCAGGTACTTCATTGCCATCTGATAAGTCCGGTGACCGATCACCGAGGTGATCTCACCCACGGTGCAGCCCGCTTCCTCCAGCATGCCGGCAGCCGCGTAGCGCAGCCCGTGGGATGATCGCGCGGGCATGCCGTCGATCGCGGCGCATTGGTCGCTGATCGCCTTGCGAAGCGCGTTGGCGGTGTAGGGGCGACCCTTCGCCGACTTGCAGATCCGACCGCGGCGTATTTTGACCGGGTCGAGCAGCGCGGCGAGGTTCGGGTGCACCGCCACCTCCAGCATCTCGTCGGTCTTCGACTGGCGAACGCGCACGAAGCGGCCTTGATATTGCGTCCACTCCATCGAAGCGACGTCCTCCACCCGCTGGCCAGTGTAGAGCATCAGCGTCACGGCCATGCGAAGATGTGCCGGCGCATGGGCGAGGAACAGCGCGATCTCGCTGTCCGACCATGGCGTGATCGTTTTGGCGCGCACCTTGAGTCGCTTGATTTTCGCGGCCGGGTTGTGGCCTTCCTTGACGAGGTTTTCCTCGCCCGCCCAACTGTAGAGCCGGCTGACCATCTGCTTGACCTTATGCGCCTTGCGCGGTGTTGCGGCGAGATCGTCGCGTATCGCCTTCACCATCGCCTGCGTCACCAGCCGATAAGGCGCGTCGCCCAGCTCGTCCTTGAGCAGGTCGAGCGTGTACTCATAGTCCTTCTGCGTCGTCGGTCGCAGCGCCTTGAACTCGGCGCTGAGACGATAGGCGGCGATCAGCGAGGCGAAGGAGCCCTCCGCCGCCTTGCTGGGCGCTGGTGCCTGTGACAGCTCCAGCAGCCGCGCATATTCCTTCTGGAACGCCACCTCGCCGGGCTTGCCGGGAAGCGCGGTGTGCAACTGACCCCGGCGGAAGCGCCAGTATTCGCGGCCGCTCGGTTTGCGGATCACGTAGGTGTAGGGAACGTCAGCCACGGGCACGTCTCTTGTCCATCCACCGCTTCTCGAAAGCAGCAGCTTCTTCTTCTTCTTCGCGCTCGTCCAGAGGCTGGCCGTCGAGGCGATCCGCCCAGCGATCGAGATCGCGGATATCGTAAAGTACGCGGCGACCATGGCGCTTCGGCTCCGGCCCGGCCGCCCGAAGCGTGGACATGCTGAGCGACAGATATTGTGCGGCAAGCTCGACCGACAGCAGCCGCGGCCATGCGGTCACGATCGAGCGGTGTGGCAGGCTTTCGCCTGATGTGTGCGACGCATGCCTCATATCGGGTCGAAGCCCAGCGCGTAGCGGCGGTCGACATAGGCAACGGTCGCCATGCGGCGGGCGTCCTGATCCTCTTGCCGCCAGCGGCGAATGAGCGTGTCGAGGTCGACGCTGGCGCGATAGCCGCTCGTCGATCCCCCACGCGTCCCGTTACGCGTGAGGCGCGCCGCGATCATCAGCGGCGTCGCGACTCGACCGCGCACCGTCATCCGGTTGTTCCACGCGGCGCGATGCTGAGAGCAGCAGAACAGCTGTGTGTTCTGCTGAGGCACGAACGCTGCCTGACACTCCGGGCATATGCCGACAGCTGAGGCTTGTAACACGCCCATCAGCCGACCCGCGCCAGTGGCGGAAGCGAGAGGCCGAGCGCCTGATAGAAGGGCTCATCCTCAGGATCGGGAACGTAGCGCTGCGAGGGCGTGCGGCGGGCGATAAGCCCATAGTGGATGATCGGCGGCCAGCAGGCGTCTGGCGCATCCTGATGCCACAGCAACGCCTCTGCCAGTAGCTTGCGTTCGCGGTGCTCGGCGTCGGCCGGCGCAGCGGCGGCGCGGCGCTGCTCCCACGCGACCGTGTCACGCAGTTGTCGGAGCAGTTCCGCTTGAAGTGCGCCGAATGGGCGGGTGTGCGGAACGCTGGCAGGAAAGGGCGGGACGAGCGGGTCGATTGCCCAGCGCCACTGGGCGACCAGCGCCGAGGCGATGGCGACCTGGTGCGAAGCCTCGACCTTCGTCATCTGCCCGGCGGCGACGCGGCGGCTGTAACCCTGCTCGCGTTCGCGCAGCAGCCGAAGCGCTGCCCAGCCGCAGTAGGGCAAGTCGTTGGTGAAGGGCAGGTCAGGCATCGGACCTCGTTCCGCTGCCCGCGCTTTGCTGGCGCGGCTTGGTGAGGAGCGCGCGGATGCGAGCCGCAGTGTCGCGCTTGATGTTGTCCCAAACAGAACGGTTCAGCCAGTCGCGGTTAGGGTCGTTGAAGCCTTCCGCCATTTGCGCGCACCGCTCGACCGTAACCGCGTCCAGCCCCTGCGGAGAGAGGGCGGCAATAGCGTGACGCTCGATCGTGCGTGCTGCCGCGCCGCTGGCGGTGCGGCAATCGTCTTTTCCGTCAGGATCGCCCATGTGCTGCGCGTATGCCTCCTGCGCCGCGCGCTCGGCTGCAACGGCCCATGCGGCCGGTTTGTCATCGTCCCGTTCCACTTTCTCGGGCGCGCGTGGTGGGGCAACGAACGCATCGAGCATCTCGGCCGCTCGATCGAGGTAGCCCGCGTCCCGGAGTGCTTGGGCCGGCGTGTTGCGGAGCGCCTCGGCCATTTGCCGCGGGTTCACCACAACAGTCCCCGCGCAGCGGCAACGACGAAGTGCGCTACGAAATAGACGACTCCGACCGCGACGTGGATGAGGCAGGCGCCCTCAGTCCAGTCCCTCTGTTCATCCGCTTGGGGCAGCAGGACCGGCGGAATGATTGGATTGTCGTCTTGAGGCATGCGCAGCTCCCTTCGAGCTGCAAATGCCATAATGGCATATTTTGTCGCAAGCACAAAAATGCCATTGCGGCATCTTCAATGTCGCTTGCGTTCTTGTTCTATGTATGTTTCACCCCCGCAACGATGTTCGTGAGAGGTAGAATGTCCATCGTCGTTCATTGGTGTCGTGCAACGTGCCTCGGCGTTCCATGCGGACCGTGGCGATTTGGATACGGCGGGGCTCGCCGCGACCTTATTGCGCGGGACTTAGGCTCGTACGACGAATATGGCTGCTTTTACACCACCGTACCCGGCGGCATGGAGGTCCGCAGCGAGCGGGTAAGTCTGGAGGAAGCAGCGGCGTTAGCGCGAACGGTGAAGGGCAATCACGCGGCCGAGCACCGTAAACGGCTGGCCGTCGCCAATGGCGATCGTGGTATGCACAGGATTCGAGGATCGCGGCTCAAGTCGCGCGGGGTCAGCCTCGAACTGCTTGAACGTGGCTTCTCCGTCGCCATTCAACACGACGAACAAGCGTCCGGGGAATAATGCCTTGTCGTCAACGTCCACTAGGACGATGCCGCCATCTTCGATTTCCAGATCCATCGAGTCGCCCTGAACCCGAAGGGCAATCGTGTTCTGGGGCATGTCGTCCGGCACCGGCAATCGCCCGAGCGGGCGCTCAATCGCTTCGCGCCATGCACCCGCCGCAACCTGCCCGATGATCGGAAGGAATCGCACGGGGTCACCCGTCAACGGCGGTGCGCTCGGCATGCCCAGCCATGCTTCGACCTTGAGCATCTCGTCGTGCTTGAACGGGCGTTTGCCGGTTAGCCGCTTGGATACAGCAGTGGGATCGATGCCGAGCAACTCGGCGAGGTCAGCCTGATTAAGGCCGCGTTCCTTCATGGCCTGACGGATGGCGCTGATTTCCATGACCACGCGTAAGGCCCGATCTCTGCCATAATGGCAAATGCCGTTGCGGCACTTTTGAGCTTGCGATCTACATGCCATCTTGGCATCTGAGCGCTTATGTCCACTTTTGCATCTGCTCTTATCGACGCGCTGGGGGGCACGGCCAAGGTCGCCAGTTTGGCTGAGACGCCCATGTCCACGGTGCACAACATGCGCCGACGGCTGACGGAGTCGCGTCTCAATCACCTGCGCCGCATCGCTGAGGACGCAGGTCTGGGCAGCCAAGTCATGGCACTCGCGGCTGATCATGGCGTTATGCTCAAGCCCCTACGATCTGACGTCGGACACCAGGCAGGTGGTACATGTAACGGGGGCGAAGCGTCATCCGGAACTCCAGCGGAGATTTCCAGCGGAGGGGCGGCATGACGCCTCGCGAGCATCACCTCAAGCAATCTTTCGAGGCGCTGATCGAAGCGGTCGGCGGGGTCGAGGCAGCGGCCTTATTCTGTCGTGTCGGCAAATCGACTCTCCAGACCTACTATTCCAAGGTGCACCCGAAGGCGTTCCCGCCGCTCGACGTGATCGTCGCGCTGGAGCCGTTGGCGCGTGATCGCGTCGGTTACCCGACGATCACCAGCATCCTCTGTCGTCTGAACGGAGGCGTGTTCGTGCCGATCCCGGAAGTGCGCGCGACCGGCGCGGACTTGTGGGCGCTGCTGGCGCGCAAGGCAAAGGAGGGTGCGGAGGTCTCGGCGGCGATGTGTGAGGCGCTGAAAGACGGGCGCGTCGACGCCGGGGAAGCGCGCCGGGTGCGCGGTGAAATCGCCAAGCTCTTCGAGCTGCTGGCGCTGATGGATGCCGAGATGGCGATGATCGAGGGAGAAGCAGCGTGAAGATGCACCTTGGCGCGCGTGTGCCGAACGAAGGGGCGCGCAAGATCGCGCGGTCGATCGCTCGTGACTTCGGCGGTGATCTGGACCGGGCGGCGGCGCGGATGCGCACGTCGGCGACGTTCCTTCAGCGCATGATCGATGGGACGATGGAGCCGGGGTTCGCGACGGGCAATTTGCTGGCGCGTCTCTGCGGCGTCCGGGCGGGCGACTTCAATCGCCCTGCCGAGGCGGGCTGGTTCGACGGCGATGCCGCCCGGATGGCGGCCTGACATGATGGTTTTCAAGATCACGGCGCAGGGTTTCCTCCCCTTCCTTGCGTCGTGCCGGCGGGGCGGCGGGGTTTTTCCCTGTTCCCCTATGTCGCCCCGCCGGGTTTTTCTGCGATGACGGCCGCGGCTCAGGCGGTCGCCGGTGCGCGCACCGTTGCCGAGTTCGAGCAGTGGCTCGACACGTCGACGTTAGGGGCGTGCCTCGTCTACGCATGGGGGCCGTCGACGCAGCGTCGACAGGCGGTGTGGGCACATGCCGCAGAGGCCGGTCGCGAGGGAGTGGTGCGCCTGCATCATCGTCGCGCGGCCGATGGCGGGTGGGAATATGTGGCCGTGCGTACCAACCCGCCGATCACGGCACCGCGTGCGCCGGCCAGTCCTGCGGCCGGCGACGACGATCATCCGGCGCAGCGCATCCTGCGCGCGCTGCGGCGCGCGGCGAACTTCTCGCGTCCGTGCCCCAGCAATGCCGAACTGGCGCGCCAATGCGGGCTGCCCGACGCTGCTTCGGCGAGCTACCGCGTTCGACAGCTACGTGATCTCGGCCTGATTATCGTCAGCGAGCAGGGGCCGGGGCTGCCCCGCGTCGTCAGGATCGTGGCGAGCGGCAAGGTCACCGTCGGAGGGGTCGCATGAGCCGTCTGCTCGGAAGTGAACTCGCCGCGCTGCTGGACGAATATTGCGGGCGGCATGGTATCACGCGCGCCGACTTCGCTGCGGCGTCGGGGATGGGCCTGCCTGCGGTGATGGAGATCGGCGCACGCGCGTTCCCAACGAAGCGGATCGCCACGCTGGTGCGCGACTTCATCGACGCGCATCCGGCCGGGATCGACGAAGCGCCCGGCGTGCTGGGTGGCGGGGTTTATGGCGGTGCGGCGGCGGTCGCGAAGGCGAGGGCGCGCACGCAGCAGACACCGGTGGTTCCTGCCAGCCCGGCGGCAAAGCGCGAGCCAGCACCTGTCCGGCGGATCAGCCCGGAATATCGCGCACGTCTTCGCGACGCATCACCATCGGAAACGATCGCGACCGCACTGGTGGAAACGCCCGCCGATCTGATCGCGACGGTGCGGCGGCGCTGGCCGGATCAGTGGCACCAGATTGTTGAGCGTGCGCGGAAGGCGGGAACGCTGCCCGGTGCAATGCTCGCGCAAGTCATCGAGCGCGGACTTGAGGCTGGCAGGTGAGCAAGGTGCCGTCCAGCGCCGCTGGCCGTGCCTTCTCGCGCGCGCAGACGGATGATCCTGCCAACCGGGAGGCGCACGATTTTTATCCAACGCATCCGGCGGCAACGCGGGCGCTATTAACCGTCGAACAGTTTGATGGCCCGATCTGGGAGCCTGCCTGCGGTGACGGTGCCATGTCGCGCGTGCTGATTGATGCGGGTCACGATGTCGTGTCGACGGACCTGATCGATCGCGGCTATGGGGAGGGCGGACGCGATTTCCTGATGGAGTGGTCGCCGCGGGCACCGCACATCGTGACAAACCCGCCGTTCCGCTGGGCGCGAGAGTTCGGGGACCGGGCGTTGCTGCTGACCCGTTCGCCGGGCGGCAAGGTGGCGCTATTCCTGCGGCTGGCCTTTCTTGAGGGCATCGAACGGCAGCGGTGGTTTGCGAATACGCCGCTGGCACGGGTGTGGGTCATGTCGCGACGCGTGCCCTTCGCGCGAGGGCGGGCGGTTGAGGCAGGTGAAGGTGCGGGCGTCATTGCCTTCGCATGGTTCGTCTGGGAACATGGCCATCAAGGTTCGCCGCAGCTGGGCTGGCTCGATTGGAAAGCGGCCTGATCCGTGCCGCTGTACCAGTCTCGAATCGACGCAATCCGCGCAAGGGTCGACATCGCCGACGTGATCGGCGCGGTCGTGAAGCTCGGTCGTGGAGCCAAGCCGCGCGGCACGTGCCCGTTTCATGGCTCGAAGTCGGACAGCTTCGCGGTCGATCCCGCGCATGGCCGCGCACGTTGCTGGGGCTGCCAATGGTCGGGGGACGCCATCAAGTTCGTCTGCGACTTCTACGGACTGACGTTCCGCGAGGCGGTCGAGCGGCTGGAGGGCGAGCATGGCCTGAACGGCCTAAATGGCCTGACCGCCGCGCCGTTGCGGCGTCGCAAGGTCGAGCGCGTCCGGTCCGACGCGCCGACGGTCGACTCGACCACCTTTGGTCGCTTCCTGTGGGATCACGCGCGACCCGACTGCGACGCGGTGCGCACCTATTTGCTCGCCCGTGGCGTGCCGGCTCCCGTGCTGACCGATGATCGGCTGCGCGACCTGCGCTTCCTCGGCATGGCGCCGATCGCGGCGTGGCGCACCGATCGTCCGCCGTCGTCGATGCCGCAGGCACCCGCAATCGTCGCGCTGGTGCGCCGGGTCGGCTGCTGGACGCCGATCGGGGTGCATGTGACGTTCCTGCGGCCGGACCTCGGCGGCAAGATGGTGCGCCAGCGCGGCGACGGCACCGCCTATCCCGACCGCAAGATGCTCGGCGAAGTGCGCGGCGGCGCGGTGGTGCTGGGGCGCCCGCGCGACGTCGTGCCGTTGTTCGAGGGCGAGGGGCTGGAAACCACGCTGTCGGGGATGGCGCTCGGCGAAGCGACGGCCGATGCGTGCGGGCTGGCGGCGCTGAGCCTCGACAACATGCAGGGGCAGCTCGTGCTGGGCCGTAACAGCGCGTGGCCGCTGTACGATCCGCGCGTCAATCCTGCTGCGCCGGGGGTCGCCTTCACACGCACTGGGCCGGTCACGGCGCTGATCGATGCCGACATGAAGCCGCTGCGTGGTCCGCGTGATCCGCGCACCGGGCAATTCCGCGGGGTGCCGGTGATCGAACGGCGACGCGGACCGATCGTCTGGCGCGCGGTGACGCAGGCGGAGCGGGCTGCGGTGTGCAGCGCGCTGGTCGTGCAATCGTGGCGCGCCGCGGGCTGCCATGCGCGTGCCGTGCGACCGCGCATGGGGCAGGATTTCAACGATGCGGTGCGGGAGGCCGGCACGTGAGCGGCGACGGCCAGTCCAAGCTGCTGCTGGTCGGCTTTATCCGGCGCGTGAAGGCGCACATGGATGAGGTCGCCGAGATCAACGAGGTTATTGCCGCCGAGTGCAAAGAAGCCAAGTCGCGCGGCTTCGACGGGACGAAGATCCGTGAGGTGGCGCGGTGGCTGCGCAAGATCGACAAGCACGGTCGTGAGAAGGTCGACGAAGCGGAGGCGATCTTCGACCTGTACCGCAGTGTCGTCGGGGGCGGCGAGGACGGGTTCGACGCGATGATGGACAGCGCGCGTGACCGGGCGCTGCTCGCGATGTTCGCGCCTGACGATCAGGTCGAGAAGAAGCTCGATGCCTCGCGCAAGAGCATGCAGCGCGCGCTCGCCCTCGCGGCTGGCGCGAAAGCCGCGCGCAACCAGACATGACGAATAAGGGGGGAACATGATTCCGATGACGCCGCCGGACCCGTTGGGGATGGCGTGGCTGGACGCGTCCGATCTGGGCAACGCGAAACGGCTGGTGGCGATTTCCATGGGGCGGCTGCTGTGGGTCGAGGACGTTCAGGCGTTCGTTCATTTCGACGGCCGGCGCTGGTCGCTGGAGCGCGGCGCGATCGAGGCGCAGCGGATGGCGCATTCGGTGGTCGAGCATATCGACCTGGAGGCCGAGGCGCTGGGCGAGATCGCGAACGATGCGGTCAGGCTGAAGAAGCGCTTTGGCGCGTGGTGCGTGCCCGAGATCGCGGTGGAACGTGTCAAAACCCTCCGTACCCATGCCGTGCGCTCGGGCAGCGCCAACATGACCGCCGGAATGCTGAAACAGGCGCGCGCGCTCATCATGGCGATGCTGGCAGACTTCGATACCGAACCTTTGGCCTACAACACGCTGAACAAGACGCTGCGCTTCCGCCAGCGCGACGACGGTACGTGGCATGTCGTCGCCTCCGACCACGATCAGGCCGATATGCTGATGCAGCTGGCCAACGTCGAATATAATCCGGCGGCGACCTGCGCGTTCTGGGATGCGCGGCTGGCCATGCTGACGCCCGATCCGGAGCAGCTCGCCGGCTTTCAGGTGCTGTACGGGTACAGCCTGACCGGGCTCACCTCCGATCAGGCCTTCTATGTTCATCAGGGCAAGGGTGGCGACGGCAAATCGGTGACGCATATGGCGCTCGCCGATCTGCACGGCGACTACTACCGGCACGCGGGCATCAAGACCTTCCTGCAAGCAACCAGCCAGAAGGGCGGGTCCGAGCATCGTTCCGATCTGGTCCGGCTGAAGGGTGACGTGCGCTTCGTCACCAGCGACGAGCCGGAAGGGCGGTCGGTCTGGGACGGGGGCACGATCAAGCAGATCACGGGCAGTCTGGTGACTGCGCGCGGGGCGCATGCTACGACCGAGGACACGTTCGCGCCGCGGTTTAAGCTGCACGTCGAGTGCAACGTCATTCCGCGCGCACCCAGCGACGACAAGGGTTTTCGCCGCCGCTTCAAGCTGTATCAGTGGCGTGTCGCGGTCGAGGATACGCCGGCCGGCACGATGCCGATCGATATCGTGCTGGCGAAACTTCGTGCGGAGAAGCCGGGCATCCTGAACTGGATGATCGCGGGTGCGCTGCAATGGCTGTCGACGCGCGTCGTGCCGCAGCCGACGGCGATGGCGGCGGTGCTGGCCGACTTCTGGGCCGACAGCTCGCCGTTGCTCGAATGGATGAGCGAGTGGTGCGACACCACCGATCCCGACGCGCAGACGCCGGCGACGGCGCTCTACAACAACTTCAAGGCGTGGTGCGAGGCGCGCGGCGACGAGAAGATCATGACCGCGACCGCGTTCGGCCGGGCGCTGCGCGACAAGCAGCATGCCGCGGTGAAGGACAGCAAGGGCAACCGCTGGCGCAAGGGCATCAAGCTGCGCCAGCACGGACAGTTCGGGTTGGTGACCGCAGCCGCGGCCCCCGCACCCCCTGCTGAGAGATTAACCGAGCAACCCTCCGTAGCGCCATGGGAGGATGACGATATGCCACCGTGATGCCGGACGGCGGGTCTACGGACAGTTGATCTAACCCTCCGTAATGAGGGATGGCGCGCGCCGCTGGCGTGCGAGCGGGGGCGGCTGGCCGATCGATCCCGCATAGCGGGGCGTGCAGCAGGGCGTTCGACGGCGGGTTGAGGGGTTGCGAACGGCGGGACTGCTCGCAACCGTCCGGCCCCGAAAAGCGCGCATTTCTGCCGGGTACGGCGGGTCACGGACAGTTCGGCGGGTTATCCGGGGTTTGCTGGCTAAGGCGTGCGCCTGCACACATGTGTGAGGTTACCCCCTCTAACTCTCCGTCTATCCGTTCTTGGATGGTTGATATGACGATCAGGGACAGGGTGGAGGCGGAAGGCGGCGTGACTTTCGCCGCGGTGGAAGAGCGACTGCTGGAGGCATGGGGCTTCCTGCGCCGCCTGCCCGATCGCGAGGCGGGCTGGGTCAAGGTCAAGGCGTTGTGGCCGGCGATGCGGCGGCACTCCATGTTCGGCGACTATGGCGACATGGAGCCGGACGCGCCGCGGTCGCTGCCCGGTCTGACCGTCGCGGAGTTACGACGAATGGATGAGGCGTTGCTGTGGATCGAGCAGGTTGCGCCGCGCGAGCGCAAGCTGATCGGGCTTGTGCTGCAACGGATGGATCGCGAGCGCGCGGCGCGCCCTCACTGGATCGATGCGGCGCACGACTGGCGGCGTGACACGGGCGAAGCGGTCCAGCCCGACACGCTGCGGATGCGCTACGGACGGGCGCTGCACGCGATCTGCGTTTTCGTGGAGGGGCGCAAATCGGCAGAAATGCGCGCCTAGAACGGGTCAAGCCCTAGAATGTGCGCCGGGGCAAATATCGGGTGTTCGTCTCTAGGGGTCTGTGGGCGTATTCACCGCTATGTTCGGCGGAACGTGTGACCGGCGAGCATCCTCTCCTGACCTACGCGAAGGGCGCTCGGCATCGGCTTGAGCGCCCTTCGTGCTTTCGGGCTCGCGCTGTTTGCGACGGGTCTGACCACCCCCAAACGGGTCCTTCCCGGAGCCTCACGGCTTGCGCGGTGGGGCTGAGCGCAGGATCTCGGGGTTCAGGGGCGGTTTTGGATTATGAACCCCGTGAACTGAACTGTTCACGCCAGTGCACGAGGGAGCCTGTGGCAGATCTGGTGACCCAAGCCGAGTTCGCGAAGCGGCGCGGCGTGGGCAAGTCGGCGGTGAGCAACTGGAAGAAGGCCGGGCTGCTGATCTTCGCCGAGGATGACGCCGGTCGCCTGATGGTCGACGCGGCGCGGACCGAGGCGCGATTGAACGCGCGGCTAGATCCGATGCGCGGCCGCCCGGCGACGGCCCCGGATGTCGCCCCGGCGTTGCCGCTTGGTAGTGAGATCGACGAAGGCTCACCGCTTCAGCAGCGAAATCTTGCGCAGGTGCGTGCCGAGGTCGCCGAGGAAGACCTCGTCGGCAAGCGTATAAAAAACGCCGAGCTGGCGCGCGAATTGGTGCCGGCGGTCGAGGCGGAACGCCGCCTCGGTCACTTGGGCCGTATGGCGCGCGAGCGGGTGCAGGCGGAGTTGCGGGCACGCGCCGAGCGGCTGGCGGCGGAGCGCGAGCCCCGCGCCATCATGACGTTGCTCGACGAGGCGACCGACAAGGCATTCGCCGCACTGGCGAGCGCCATCGCGGGCGGCTCGCTCGACGACGATGAAGAAGAGGAGGTGACGGCGGAGGCGGCGTGATGGGGTTCGATTACGGACGTTTCGGCACGGTCGGCGGCAATGCCCTGCGCCGTAACGTCCGCCGCCTCAACAAGGCGCTGGCGGATGCACTGCGACCGCCGCCACGCATGACCGTGTCGGAATGGGCGGCCGAGTTCCGCAAGTTTCCCGAAGATGCACCGATCCCCGGCGACTGGAGCCACGACACGGCCCCGGAGCTGGTCGAGATCATGGACGCAATGTCCCCGCACGACCCGTGCGAGGAGATCACGGTCATGAAGTGCGCCCAGTCGGGCGGGTCCGCCTCGGCGGAAAACTGGCTGGGCTTCATCAGCGATCTCGCGCCGGGGCCGGTGCTGTTCGTACAGGCGACCTTTCAGGCCGCGCTCGACTGGGCAGCCGAGAAGTTCTGGCCGATGGTCGAGGCCACGCCAAAGCTGAACCCCGAACGGCGCGGCACGATCCGCGCGCAGGGGCTGGCGAACGGCGACGGGTCGACGTCGAAGAAGGTGCTGTTCAGCCGGTCGAGCGGGTACATCCTGCTGGCGGGCGCCAACTCGGCGGCCGGCCTTCGCCAGCGCACGGTGCGGTATGCGGTCGAGGACGATCTCGATCAGTTTCCCGCCGATCTGGACGGGCAGGGCAGCCCGGAAGGTATGATCGACGAGCGCCTGAAGGTGTGGCGCTCGCGCGGCTTGTCCAAACGGCTCAAGATTTCGACCCCGACCATTGAGGGGTCGAGCAAGATCGCGGCGGCGTATGAGAAGAGCGACCGTCGCCACTACTATCTGCGCTGTCCCGAGTGCACGGACCGCTTCCTGATCGATTGGGGCGACGTGCAATGGGTGGACGGCGACCACGAGCATGCGCACGTGGTCGCGCCGTGCTGCGGCGTTCAGATCGAGCATTGGCGAAAGCCGGAGATGAAGCGGCCGGACGGGTGGCTGTCCGACCGGATCGACGGCAAGCCGGTGCCGCGCGTGCTGACCGAGGACGCCTTTCAGGCGTTCCGCGCCCGCATGCAGCCCAGCCGCAAGCGGGGCTTCCATCTCGCAGGGGAGATTTCGACCTTCCAGTCATGGGGCGAAATGGCGGTCGGCTTCCGCGATGCGCAGGGCGACGTCTCGAAGCTGAAGACGTGGACCAACCTGAAGCGCGGCATCGCCTTCAAGGTCGCAACCGACACGCCCGATTACGAGCAGCTCATGAAGCTGCGCGAACAGCATTGGGGCGTCGGGCAGATGCCGATCGGCCCGCTGGTCGTGACGCTGGGCGGCGACGTGCAAGGCGACGGCATCTACGTCGAGAAGGTCGGCCATGGCCCGCGCAAGGAGACGTGGCAGCTTGATGCGCGCTTCCTGCCCGGCGCGACCGACGTGCCCGGCGAGGGGGCGTGGAAGGCGCTCGACGAATATGCGCAGCGCGGCACCGCCTTCCCCGGCGGAAAGGTGTTGCCGATCGACTGGGAATGTATCGACGCTGGCTACCACACACCGGCCGCGCAGGCCTATTGCGCCAAGCGGCCCCGGCGTCTCGCCGTGTTCGGCCGTGCTGGTTGGGGCCGCCCGATCCTCGGGCGCGGCGAGACGATCGGGTACGAGCAGCAGGGCCGGCGCGCCGGTCGCGCCGGATCGAAGGCCGAGGACAAGGCGCACATTGTCGGCGTCAGCAATGTCAAGCTGAGCTGGTACGGCTATCTGCGCACCACGATGCAGGCATTCGCCGCGGTGGAGGAGTCTGGCGTCGCAGAGGTGACGCCGGTCGGGCGTGTCCATCTGTCGCGCGATACGCCCGCCGACTGGTTCGAGCAGGCGACCGCCGAGACGATCGAGGTCCGGATGGTCAACGGCTTTCCGGACCGGCGGTGGATGGTGATGCCGGGCCGGCAAAACCACTATCTCGATTGCAGGGTCTACAATCTCGCGGCGGCCGAGAAGCTGATGCTCGACACGCTGACCGAGATGGACTGGGCGGCGCTTCGTGCCGACCGCTACGCACCGCGTGAGGACGGGCTACGCGACCTGTTCGCACCGGACCTGACACAATCACAGGCGCCCCCCGCGCCGCAGCCGTCGCCGATGCCGCCCCAGCCGCGGCACGGCTATGTCGAGAAAAGAGAAGGATGGCTCTGATGCCCGCACCGGATTTCGCGACGGAGATTGCCGAACTGGAGCGTGGCCTCGGTTCCGGCGTCGCGCGGGTCGAGAGCGAGGGCGAAAGCGTCACCTATCGCGGGGTTCGCGACATCACCAAAGCGCTGGCCTATTTCCGCCAGCGGGTGACCGAGGCACCCGTGGCCTATCCGCGCTCGTCCACGACACTCGCCGCCTTCGATCCGGACTGACCATGGCGCTGGGCGATTTCATCGACGGCCTGATCGAGCCATGGGCACCGCGCTGGGCGACACAACGACAGGCGGCGCGGATCGGGTTCGCAGCGGTGCGCCAGTATGACGCGGCGGGGAGGGGACGGCGGACCAAAGGCTGGCGGCGACCGAGCAGTTCAGCCGACACCGAAAACGCCAACGGCATCGTCATGCTGCGCAACAGCGCGCACGATCTGGTCCGCAACAACAAATATGCCGCGGCGGGCGTCCGCCAGATCGTCGCGAACATGATCGGTGACGGGATCGCCGTGCAACTGACGCACGATGATCCCGTCGTGCAGCGGACGGCGCAGGACGAGTGGAAGCGCTGGGCCGAAAGCAAGGTCGACGGCAACGGCGATTTCTACGAACATCAGAAGCTGACCGCGCGCGGCATTGTCGTGGGCGGCGAGACGCTAACCGCCTGGCATGCCGATGCGGATGGCCCGGATGGCCGCATCGAGGGGCTGGAAGGCGATTACCTCGATCATTCCCGCACCGGCACGACGACGGCTGGTGGCAGGATCGTCCAAGGCGTCCAATACGATAAGGATCGGATGCCCTCGGCCTATTGGCTGTTTACCGATCATCCCGGCGACCTGTCGTTCGGCGGGGCTGCGATGTCGGCACCGATCGCCGCGCAGCACGTCGATCATGTTTTCGAGCGGCTGCGTTTCGGTCAGACGCGCGGCGTCTCATGGCTGTCGGCGGTCGCGATGACGCTGCGCGACATCGGCGACATCGAAGATGCGGTTCGGATGCAGCAAAAGGTGCAGGCGTGTCTCGGGCTTGTACTTACGCGCGATGCGGACGATCTAGGTGCCGGCTCGCCGCTGGCGGCACAGCGCGACGGCGAGCAGCGCGACGAGCGGGGTATCGAGACGCTGGCACCGGGTATGATCGTGCGGGCGCGGCCGGGCGAGACGGTGACGACGATCGAGCCCAGCCAGTCGGGCGGCGCGGTCGAGTTCATCCGCCAGCAAATGGCGGCCGTGTCCGCCAACATGGCTCCTTATCACCTGATGACGGGCGACGTTAGTCAGGCGAATTATTCCAGCCTGCGCGCGGCGATGCTCGGCCATTGGGCGCTGCTCGACGACTGGCAGCAGAACGTTATCATTCCGCACGCCGTGCGCCCCGCGGTGGATCGTCGGATGGCGCGGCTGGCGCTGCGAACCGGCGACAAGCGCTACCTGTCGATGAAGGTCGGCTATGCGCTGCCCGTCCGGCGCTTCGTCGACCCGATCAAGGATCTGATGGGCGAGCTGATCGAGATCCGTGCGGGGCTCAAGACGCTGAGCCGGTCGCTCGCCGAGCGCGGGATCAACACGGAGGATCAACTCCGCGAGATCAAGCGGCTGAACGACATCATCGACGATCTCGGCCTAGCGCTCGACAGCGATCCGCGCCGCCTGACCGACAGCGGGGTGCTTCAGATCGCTGCCGGCTATCTCGCCCCAAAGGGCGACGCACAGGGCTCCAAGAGCGCCTGATTTTAAAGGAGCATGGTGATGAACGACGATCGCCCGGCGCAGCCGGAGCGGGGGGAGCCCGCACGCGTGAAGAAGGGCAAGCGCGTGGCGGGCAACGACCGCCACGCCCCGCAGCCGGAGGGTCCGGCGCGGCATATGACCCGCGAGGCGCCCGAACCCGGCCCGCGCGAGCGCGGCGCGCCGCCGCCCGCGCGCGGCGTCCGCGAAGCCACGTTCACCGGCTCATCGTACAATGCCGAGGCGCGAACCGTCGAAGCCGTCTTCTCGGCCGGCTCGCCGGTGTCGCGCTGGTTCGGAACCGAGCAGCTGGAGGTTTCGGTCGACGCCATCGACCTGACCCGCGTCGGTGCCAACCTCTGTCCGTTTCTCAACGCGCACAATTCCTATGATGTCGCGGGCGTGCTGGGTCGCGTGATCGACGCACGGATCGAGGGTGACCGGCTCGTCGGGACGATCGCCTTCGCCGACACTGATGCCGGCCGCGCCGCCGAGGGGCAGGTGTCGCGCGGCGAACTGACCGGCATCTCGATCGGGTACAACGTCCGTACGTGGACGCTCACCGAGCAGACCGACACCGCCGACACGTGGACCGCCACGCGCTGGGAGTTGCTGGAGGTCAGCCTCGTCCCCGTTCCCGCAGACCCGCTCGCCGGGGTCCGGTCTGCCCCGCACGGAAATCCCCCGGTCACCGGCGACAAAGCCACCAACGAGGAAGATACTATGTTTCGCGACCTTCCGGGCGGCGCGGGCACGCCGACCCCAGCCCCAACGCCGACGCCGAGCCCCACCGTCACCCGCTTCGCCGCGACCGAAGCGGTCGACTTCATGGAGCAGGCCCGCAGCTTCGGGGTCGAAACTCGCGCACGCGAGCTGGTCGAGCAGAATGGCCGCGGCGAGATCGGCACCGAAGCGGCACGCGCGGCGATCATGCAGGCCGCAGCCGAGGCGCAGCGCGCCCAGACCGGCGGGCTCCGCGGCACGCCCGGCTTCGGCGCCAATGGCCGACAGGAAGAGGGTGCTTGCGACGCCATCGCCGAGGCTCTGGCCGCGCGCACGCTGCGCGAGCAGCCGAGCGACGCGGCTCGCGAGTTCATGGGAATGCGGCTGCTGGAGATCGCCGCCAGCCGCGCCGGCCTGTCGCCACGCGAGCGTGACCCGATCACGATCCTTCGCGCGGCGCACACCAGTTCGGACTTCCCGCTGCTGATGGAGAGCGCCGGCAATCGCGTGCTGCTGGCGCGCTACAATGCCGCCGCGCCGACTTATCGCGACATTGCGGCGCGCCGCGACCTGACCGACTTCCGGCCGACCAAGCTGCTGCGGGCGGGCGATTTCCCGACGCTGCTGCCCTATGCCGAAGACGGGGAGATCAAGGCCGGCACGATCGGCGAGGGCAAGGAAGAGGTGATCCTCGGCTCCTACGGTCGCATCCTGCGGCTGTCGCGTCAGGCTATCGTCAACGACGATCTGGGGGCCTTCGATCAGGTGTTCGGCTCCATCGGCCGCATGATCGCTCGATTCGAGAACAACACCTTCTACGCCATGAAGGCGGTGAACGGTGGGCTTGGTCCGAAAATGTCGGATGGGAAAACCTTCTTCCACAAGGATCACGGCAATCTCGTCGATGGGGCGGCCGGTTCCGATCCCAGCATCGAGAGCTTGGGGGCAGGCCGCGCGGCGATCCGGCAGCAGAAGGACGCCGACAAGAATATCCTCAATATCGCGCCGACCCGCATCCTTGTCGGGCCGCAACTGGAAACCCGCACCGAGCAGTTGATCATGCCGCTCCAGCCGCTCCAGCCAGCGCTGGTTGGTGACGTGAATCCCTTCGCCGGACGCCTGACGCCGACGGTGGACGGCACGATCGATGGCGGTGCGTGGGAACTCTATGCCGATCCCGCCGATCTGCCCGCCTTCGTCTACGGCTATCTCGCCGATGCGCCGGGGCCGCGCGTCATCTCGGAGGAGACATTCAACGTCGACGGCATGGCATGGCGCGTTACCGAGGACTTCTATGCCGGCGCGGCTGACTACCGTGGCGCGTTCCGGAACACCGGCAAGGCCTGATCCAACCATTCCGACCTCTGACGACCGGCCGGGCGAGCTCGCCCGGCGCGGATGGAGACGTATGTCATGAAGATTTTCGTACAGGAGGGGCGTACCCTCGACTTCGTTGCCGACGGAGCGGTGAAGGCGGGCGTGCCTGTCTTGGTCGGCGTCATTCTCGTGATCCCGGCGACCAACGCCGCCGCAGGGCAGACCTACTCGGGCTGGATTGAAGGCGTCTTCGTCCTTCCGTGTCAGGGGCAGGCTTGGGCAACCAATTGCATCGCGCTCTACTGGGACGCGGCGAACGCGCGGGTTACCACCAGCGCGAACGGCAATACCAAGATCGGCATGACCGCTGCTCCGAAGGTCGCGGCCGACATCGTCGGCAACGTCAAGCTGCTGCCCTCGGTGTGACCATGAGCGGGTTCTCCGGGCAGCGATGCGCGATCGTCGATCTCGCCTTCGCGACGTTCGGGAAGCCTGCGGCATGGAGCGGCCAGCCGTCCACGGTTACGATCCGCATCCGCAGCGCCGATCAGGACGATCGTTTCGGCACGGTGAGCCTGAAGCGCCGGTCGACGATCCTGCGCGTGCGCAGCTGGGAGATTGCTGCCCCGCAGCCCGGTGACGAGGTCACGCTCGGGCCGGACGTCGGCAACGTCAGTTATGTCGTTGGCGACGGCGTCATGCTCGACCGGAAGGGCGTCTGGGACTGCCCGGCAAGGCAGACGCCGTGAGTGTGATGACGTTCCGCAGTAGCGGGTTCCGCGATCTCGATCGCAAGCTCGCTGCGCTCGCCACGGGCGTGCCCGAAACGAGAAAGCGGGCTGCGCTGCATGCCGGTGCCGAGTTGATCGCGGAGGAAGCGCGACGGCTCGCGCCCTTCCTCACCGGCCGGCTGCGCGACAGCATCACGGTCGCCGACGCCAGCGACGCGCGCGTCTACGGCACGCTCGGCAGCCGGATCGATGATGGGACCGTGCAGGTCTATATCGGGCCGGTCGGATCGACCGACGAAGGCGACGTATATTACGCGCGCTTTCAGGAGTTCGGGACGCGCACGATGCGCGCCCATCCGTTCATGCGCCCGGCCATCGCCGCTCGGCGTCCGGCGGCGGAGCGGCTGGTCACCAGCCTGCTGCTCGCCGATGTGCTGACGCTGGCCCGATGACGTTCGAGGCGGCGCTGACGGCGCGCGCGCGGGGTGACGCGCAGCTTGGAGCGGCGACCGGGGAGAAAGGCGGCTGGACGCGGATACTGAGCGGCCTTCCCGAACTGACGTTCCAGACGATCACCGACGTGCGCGCGGAGCATTTCAAAGGTTTTCAGCCGCGCCAGACGACGGTGCAGATCGATATTTGGGCGGAGACGGCGACCGAGGCGGCGGCGCTGCGCGAGCGCTGCATCACCGTCTTCGTGGCGGCGGACGTGATCGGCGGCGTGCGGTTCCAACGCGCCGTGATCGCCAACGTGCGCGGTGGCCCGGAGCCCGAGCAGCCCGGCGAGCCGCAACGGTTCCGCGACGAGATCGCGCGCGAGTCGATCGACATCATCTTCACTCACACCCCTGCCTGAGAGGAGGCGCAACATGGACGCAAACGGCAACAGCGAAGCCCAGTCGGGCTACGGCACTGGCTTCTTCCTGAAGGTCGCGAACAAGTGGCTGGAGATCGACGAGGTCACGCAGGTGCCGATTGCCGAACAGTCGGCGGACGAATATGAGGTGACGCACTTCAAGTCACCGAAGAGGAAAAAGGAATGGCGCAGCGGCCTGACCGATGACGGCGAAGGCACGCTGGAAGTCAATTACATCCCCGGCTCGCCGAGCGACGTGGCGCTGCGCACCGCGCGCGACAGCGGCGAGGTCTGTGCTTATGAGACGTTCCTGCCCGCACCCGGCGGCAAGTGGCTCCGCATCAGCGGCTTCCTGATCGTCAAGAAGCGCGGTCGCGCCGTGCCGATCAATGATCGGATGAAGCAGACCGTCACCGTCCGCTTCACCGGCGACGACACCGAGGATGCGGTGGCCAACCAGCGCGTCATCGCGGCGGCCGCCTGATGCTGGGCGCGCAGGTGTTCGATGCCGGGGGGCAGCGCTGGACGCTATTCCTCGGCAACGCCGCGCAATGCGCGGTGGAGGAGCAATACGGCAAAGGGTTCTTCGCGGTCGTCGCCGACGCGGTGCCGGATGTCGACGCCGAGACGGCGCTGGCGATCGCCTCGGCGATGTCGGGCGACGCCATGCCCAGCCTGTCAGTCGCGACGATGGAGAAGATGGCCAGCGCGATGCGTCGCGTCCGGCTGTCGGTGCTGCGCGATCTGGCGTGGCACGGGCTCCAGCGCCACCATCCCGGCGTGACGCTCGACGAGGTCAGCGACGTCGCCGATCAACTCGGCCAACATCGCTTCGGCGAAGTCATCGGCAATGCGATCCGCGCCGCGCAGGGGCGGGGCGAGGGGCAGAAGGAGGATGACCGGCCGGTCGCCCCGGGAAAGCCGTCGACCCGCAGGCGCGCACCGACTGGGAAGGGCTCGTCGCGCAATGGACCCGCGCCGGGTTCGACGAGTCCGCCTTCTGGCTGACGACCCCGGCCGGCTTCGGCGCGGCGATGCGCGGGTGGATGCAGCGCCGCCGCGACGATCACGATCTCGCCACCTATGGCGCATGGCGTGGCGAGTTCTTCGCCCGTCAGGACAAGCTCAAGCCTGTCGGGCAGTATCTCGCGGCCGATAAGCCGGGCGCGAGGTCCGGCGGTTCGCAAACGCCCGCCGAACGGGCTCTGGTGTTCCGCGCGCTTCAGGCGGCGGGCGCTCCCATCAAAATCGAGGTGCTGGATGGTCCACCACCTCTCCGCCGGAAGGAGTGACGCGCGATGCAGGCATTGCTGGCCTCGCTCGTCATTTCGATGGACGTGAAGGACGCTGCATTTCAGGCCGGCATGCGCACGGCGCGGGCCGAGGCGAAGCGGACCGAGCAGGACCTCGACCGCTCCGGCAAGGGCATGGTGGCGTCATTCGAGAAGGTGGCGCACCAGATCGACGCGGCGGTGATCCGGATCGTCGACAGCGTCCAGAACGTCGGTCGCGAAGTGAAGAATGCCGGGCTGCTGCTGACCGCCGGACTGACACTGCCTTCCGTCGCGATGGCCAAGGCGTCCACGGACGCGGCGTCCGACTTTCAGGCCGCAATGAACAACGTCCACGCGGCGATGCTCGACGCCAGCCCCGAACAGCTGGACAAGCTGCGCGCGGCGGCGCTGTCGCTCGGCCCGGCGATGGGCAAGAGCGCGACCGAGGCGGCCGGCGCGATCGAGTCACTGGCCAAGAACGGCATGAGTGCCGCCAACATCCTTGGCGGCGGGCTGGAAGCGGCGTTGAAGCTGAGCGTGGCGGGCCAGACCGAACTCGGCAACGCCGCGGATGTCACGACCGACATTCTCCAGCAATTCCACCTTGCCGCCAGTGATCTCCCGAAGATCGTCGACAAGGTCAGCGGCGCGCTCGACGCCTCCAAGCTGTCGTTCGACGGCTATAAGGACGCGATCGGACAGGTCGGCGGGATTGCGGGCGGGCTCGGCTATCAGTTCGAGGATATGAATGCCGCGCTGGCGGCGGTCATCCCGCTGATGACCGGCGGATCGGACGCCGGCACGTCGTTCAAGACATTCCTGCTGTCGCTGGTGCCGACCTCAAAGGATGCCGAGCGGACGATGACGCAGCTCGGCATCAGCTTCTTCAACGCCGATGGCAGCATGAAGTCGCTGGGCGAGGTCGCGGAGGTGCTGAAGACGCGGCTTGCCGGGCTGAGCGACCGCAGCCGGCAAGATGCGCTAACGCGCATGTTCGGCACTGACGGGATGCGTGTCGCCATCGCGCTGATGCAGGCCGGGACCAAGGGGATCGACAGCGTCAAGGCGTCGATCGAGAAGGCGTCGGTCGACCAGAAGCTGGGCGTGCTGCTGGACGGTGAGGCCGCCTCCACCCGGCGGCTCGCCGCCGCCTGGGAGAAGCTGAAGATCGCGATCGGCGAGGCCGGCCTCATTCAGGTGTTGACGTGGGTGAAGGACAGCGTGGCCGCGGTCGTTGAGCGGGTTGCGTCGGCACCGCCCGCGTTCTTCTATCTGGTGACCGCGGCGGGGCTGGCGGCGGCCGCGCTCGGCCCGCTGGTGTTGATCGGGACGAAGCTGGTGCCGCTGCTGGTGGTGTTGATCCTGCGCGGAACGGCGCTGGGCGCGTCGTTCGGCGTGATCGGTACCGCGGCCGGCGCGCTGCTGAACCCGGTCGGGTTTCTCGTGACGATGTTTGGGCGGCTGCTACTCGCGTTGAGCGCGCGGACGGCGATCGGCGCGCTCGGTATCGCGATGCTGCGTTTCGCGGGACCGATCGGTCTGGCGGTATCTGCGCTGTCGATCCTCGTTCCGCTTATGTTCCAGCAGCGCGAGGCCTCGGCGAAGTACGTCAGCGCAATGGAAGCGGCGAGCACCGCAACGGCAAACAGTGCCGACATCGTGCAGAAGCTGGCCTTTGCGCAAGGTGAGGCCCGCAAGGAAGCGATGGCGCTGGCGCGCGCTGACCGGGTCCGCGCGATCGAGTCGGTCAAGGCGGCGCGTGCCGACCTGCAAGCCGCGCGCGCGGCGAGCATGCGCGCGCGGGCAGCCTCCACCAGCGTGAGGCAGAAAGCGTACGAAGCGGTATCGTTCGGGAGCAACGACTGGGAGCGCTCGATTGACCGAAAGGTGTTGGGCTTTTTTGGCTTCAGCCCTTCGCCGAACCGCGATCAGGCAGCGGCCGACTATGCCAAGGCCGCGCAGGTGCAGGCTGAGGCGCTCAAGCGTTTCGACTTGCTCGACAAGGCCATCACTGCTGCGGAAAAGGACACCGGGCCGACCCGCGACGTCAAGTTCGATGCCGATGACAAGCCCAAGAGGGGCGGACGCGAGGCCGCGGATCGCAGCCCTCAGTATGAAGCGCAATACTTCGACGAGCTGGGCCGCGTGCGGGTGGCGCAATTGCAGGCGCAGGCTGATCTGACCGGCGGGATCGAGGCGCGCTACCGTGCGGACATGGCGGCGCTCGACGAAGAGCGTGCCTCTACGATCCGCCAGAACGCTCTTGACGAGGGCCTGAACGACGCACGCCGCGCCGAACTGCTCGCCGCCAAGGATGCCGAACTGGCGATCCGGCGCGGGATCGTCGAGCGGGATCGTTCGAGCGCGCTTGCGCAGCAGCAATATGATTTGGCGGCGGCGGATAACCAGCGTGAGCAGGATCGTGTCCGTACGGAGATCGACCTCGCCGACAGCATCGCTGAACGCCGCGATGGCGAGTTGCGGCTCCTTGAGCTGCAACGTCAGCAAGAGGAGGCTGAACTCGATCTGATCCTCGCCACCAAGAACACCGCGTCGGCGGAGTGGGACAATGCGCGCCGCCGCAAAGAAGCGCTCACCCAGATCTATGGCGACCGCCGTCAAACGGTGGAGCGGCAAAACGAAGGACCGACCGATCGCTATCGGCGCGAACTGAACCGCCCGGACGCGGCAATCGCGGACGACGTGGAAGCGCTCGAGGTCGACTCGCTGAAAGATCTCAATCGCGAACTCGCCGACGCGATCGTGAACTCGAAATCGCTGGGGGACGTCTTTGTCCAGACCGCCAAGCGGATCGTGGCGGCGCTGCTCGAAATTGCCTTGCAGCAGGCGCTCATCAAGCCCTTGGCGGGGTTGTTGCTCGGGGTCGGTGGACAGGCGGGTGAGGCGGCGAGCGATGCTGCGTTAGGAACCACGATCACACATCAGGCGAATGATGCGCTGAACGGCGCATTGTCCTCGTCCTTTGGCGGCTTCCGCAAGAATGGTGGCTCGATCACGCCGAACGACTGGTTCGTCGTCGGCGAACAAGGCCCGGAGATCTTCGCGCCGGGCACCAGCGGCACCATCATTCCGAACGGTGGGCTGCGCGCCTCGCGAGAAAAGCCGGTGGTGCAGCTGGTGGTCGGCGAGGGGCAGATGTTCGAGCCGCGCGTGGTCGGCATCGCGGGCGGGGTGTCGGTGCAGACGGTGCGTGAGGGCAACCGGGCAGGGGCGCTGCGTCAGCGCCAGCAACTCGCGTGATCGAGCTGCCTGAATGGGCAGTGCCGAATGCCGCCACCCCGGCGCTGGTCGATGCCGGCGGTGTGATGCGGTCGCCGCTCAACACGGCGGCACTGAGAGTCAATCGCCTCGGCTCGCACTATCTCGCCGCACTCGCCTTTCCGCCCTTCGAGCCCGAGCAGGGCCGGATCGTGGTGTCGCGGCTGATTCGCGCGCAACGTCTCGGGCTGCGCGTGCCCTATCCGCTGTTTGTGGATCAGGGTCAGCCGGGTGCGCCGCTGGTCGACGGTGCGGGCCAGTCCGGGCTGTCGTTGACCCTGCGCGGCTTGAGCCCCGGCTACACCGCGCGTGAGGGCTACTGGCTATCGATCGTCGACCCGACCGGGCAGCATTATCTGCACAACGTCGCCGGGGACGCTGTGGCTGATGCGGATGGGCGCATGATCCTCTCCCTCTCGGAAATGCTGCGCGTGCCGTTTGAGAACGGCGCTGCGGTGCACCTCGCCGCGCCGATGATCGAAGGGTTGGTCGATGGCGACAAGCGCGCGTGGAACCTCGCGGTCAATCGCACGACGTCCATAGAATTTACGGTCGAGGAAACGCGCTGAAATGGAGCGGGTTCTGTTGTCCGGCCTGATGAAGCTGGAATTGCCGGGGCGTACGATCACGCTGTGCGACGGCGGCTTCGTCCAGTGGAACGGCGATCTTTATCAGGCCAAGGATGACGAATTCGGCATCCTCAGCGGCTTCAACGCGCTGACCGAAGGCGTCGGTGACGAAGCGCCGGCCGGCGTGCTGACCATGACGCCGCCGTCCACGACGGCCGCCACCACCTTGGCCGCGCCCGGCCATCAGGGATCGCGCCTGCGCCTGTGGGTCGCCGAGCTCGACGAGCGCAACGGCGGTGTCATCGGGCAGCCGGATCAGATGGTCGACTGGCAGGTCGACAGCATGCGGCTGCGGATCGGACGCGGCTCCCGCCTGCTGGAGATCGGCTGCGTCACGCATGGGCAGCGGCTGATGCTGCGCAACGAGGGCAACACGCTGTCGCCGTCCTTTCATCGCCTGATTTATCCGGGAGAAGCTGGCTTGGACAATGCGACCGGTCTGACCACCGACGTGGCATGGGGCGCGGCGGCTGGCCCCCGCGGAGCGTCGGCGCGTGCTTAATCTGGAGGAACGGCGCGCGCGAACGGAGCGCGTTGTGGCGCGCTTTCGCCGCCGGCCCTTTTCGTGGACGGGGCGTCGGACCTGCCTGCATCTCGCGCGCGCGCAGATGGTGGCGTTTGGACACAAGCCGCCGAAGATGCCCGACTTGCGGTCGATGCTGGCTGCCAAACGCGCGCTGACCGCGACCGGTCACGCCGGGATTATGGAGCTGCTCGACAGCCTTTTGCCCCGGATCGCGCCCGCCGGGATGCTGATCGGCGATCTGGCGCTGATGCAAGGTGATGACGCGTTCGACGCGGTCGTGATCGCAGCCGGCGGGAAAGTGCTGGGCTACCACGCCGACGATCTCGCGCGGGGGCTGGTGCCGATCGCGCCGGTGGTGTCGCAGCCGTTCAAGGCGGCGTGGCGGATATGAGCGGTGTTTCGTCCACGGTCGCCAAGATCGCCGGCGTCGTTGCGGTCGCGGCGCTGGCATTGTCGACGGCGGGAGTTGGAGCCGTTGCGGGTGTGTCGCTGAAGGCGGTAGCGAGCTATGCGGCGCTCACGGCGTCGGCTGCGAGCGTCGCCGCGCAGGTCACTGCCAAGATCCCGCCGCGACAGGGGTCCGTCTCGCAGACGACGATCGGCTCGGATCAGGATAGCCCATGGCTTGTCGGTCGCACCTATTACGGCGGCGCGCGCGTCCATCTGGTCGGCTACGGGGCCACGCTGAAGAAGGTGAAGAACCCCTATCTGCTCGCCGCCGACGTGCACTCGGTCGGCGGACCGGTCGATGGGCTGGAGGGTATCTACGCCGATCTCGCGCCCGTTGTGATGCGGAATGAAGTCCCGGTCGCCGGAACGAACGGGTATTTTTACGAGCATCTCTGGCGGTCGTTCCAGCTGGGGGAGCAGGCGGAGCGAACGGCCTTGCCGCTCCGCTTCCCCGGCGCGCCGGGCTGGGGAGCGGATGCGCGGCTTTCGGGCAAGGCGGCCATCGCGTACAATGCGCTGTTCGACCGCGAAGGGCAGGTGTTCGCCTCCGGTCTGGCGCAGATGGGCGCGGTATGGCGCGGTGCGCGTTGCTGGAACCCGGTCGAGGACAGCACCTATCCCGGTGGGAACGGGGCCAGCCGATGGGCACCGCCCGCCGACACCGCGGGGCACGATGCGGCACGCGTGACATGGACGTTCACGCGGTCGCCGGGGTTGCTGGCGTTGCGCTACGCGCTCGGCATCTACGAGCGCGATCCCCGCGTCGCCGGGTCGACCTATCGCAAGACCTTTGGAGTCGGCATCCCGCTCGATGGACTGATCGTCGAACAATTCGTCCATCTGCACAATGTCTGCGCCGCCAACAATTGGAACTGCGATGGCGTCCTGTTCGAACCGTCGAGCAGCAAATGGGACAATCTTAAGCGCATCCTTGCGGCCGGCGGGGCAGAGCCGTGCTGGATCGGGGGCAGGTTGGGCGTTCGCGTCAACGCGCCACGCGTCGCCGTCGACACCATCACCGCGAGCGATCTCGCGGACGGTGAGATCGTGGTCGGGGTGATGCAGGGATGGGAACAGCGGCTCAACACCATTGTTCCGAAATATCGTTCCGAGACGCACCGCTGGGAATATGTCGCCACCGATCCGGTGCAAATCGCAACCTACCTCGCGGAGGACGGCGAGGAGAAGCGCGAGGAGCGTCAATACGACCTCGTGCAGGACCCGACGCAGGCCCGCCAGCTCGCCGCCTACGAACTGCTCGATCGCCGCGAGCTGGGCGAGATCGAGCTGCCCTGCAAACCGCGCCTGCGGCGGTATGGGCCGGGCGATTTGCTCACGATCAACCTGCCCGACGCCGGGCTGGTCGAGCAGCCGGCAGTCGTCCTGCGCCGCACGCTCGATCCGGCGACGATGGGCGTGACGCTGGTGCTGCGCGGGGAGACGATGGCGAAGCACGATTTCGCGCTCGGGCGCACCGGCACGCCGCCCCCGACCCCGGCGCTGGTCGCGACGCCGTCGCTCGACGGGATCGCGCTGGAGCGGCCGACATCATGGGACGCGATCACCGATCCCGCCGGCACCAAGCCGCAGGACGGGGCCGATGTTACCGCCGACGCGATCGACCATGCCCGCTTCGCGCTGGTGACGCATGCGGCGCGGATCGGCACCGAACGCCGTGCGCGCTTCGACCCGCTGTTCTGGACCTGCAATTTCCCAAACACGATGATGGCGAGCCTGCGCGCCAAGGGCGACGAACTGCGCGTCGACGCCGTCTTTCACGAGCGGGATCATCTCGTCGGCGTCATCTGGGAATCGGAGGATCGCTTCGACCATCCGGCCACCGGCTATGACACCGATCGCGATTATCGCGGCTGCGTGCTGCGCTTCCGGCTGCGGCTGCGCGGCGACGTGCTCCCGATCGACGATGTCGACGGGCCGGTGCTGACGATCGAGGGGCGCGACGCCGCCGGCACGCCGCGCACCTGGTACGTTCGCCTCGTCAATGCGCAGCGCGGCGGCTCGGCCACCGACGCGCAGATTGAGCTGGATTTCGATCGCTTGAAGGCGGGTTTCTACGGCACCGACGACGTCTACGCCGGGGACATCGATCGGCTGTTCCTCTCGTTCGTCCCGACCGGCTACCGGCGCGACGGCGGCCGGCTGGCGACGCGGGTCGAGGGGGGGATGATCTTGTCTGAGGTGAGCGCGACCGGCGCGGCAGCGACGCTCGTCTGCGGATCGGGGCCGGGCGGTACGCACGAAGTCCGCATGACCAACGGCTACGACGACACGTACAATGTCGCACCTGCGCGCATCCTGCGGAACCTCCGGCTGCTCGGCTACCGCCGCACGCTCAGCCACTATGTCGGGATGAGCCATTATTTCAGCTGGACGTGGAGCGAGGCCGAGGCGCGCTACGTCGCCGATGACGTCGCGCAGCCGCTCAACACGCCGTGCATCATGTGGCATCAGGATTTCGCCGAGCAGCTTCACGCCGCGGGCATCCGGCTGATCATTTCGGTCAGCTACGAGATGCTCGACGCCTTCGCGCCACGCGCATTTCGTCAGCTCGATGAAGACGGCGCGCCCGCGCTGACCGGCTGGACCCCGCCGTCGACGCTCTTCTCGCCCTGCCATGCCGGCGCGATGACGTACCTCCAGCGGGTCGCGCGGCAATTCTGCGGGATCGCCGCGGCCGCCGGGCATGACGTCCACTTTCAGGTCGGTGAGCCGTGGTACTGGATCGCCCCGGGCACGCTGACGCCATCCTTCTACGATGCGGCGACGGTCGCCCGCTTCCAGTCGGAAACGGGCAACCCGCCGCCGGTGATCGCGTCCATGGCGGGCGCGAAGAGCGAGGCGGAGCGGCGCTATCTCGACTGGCTGGGCACCCAGCTCGCGCAGTCGATCCTCGCGCTGGCCGCGGCCGTCCGCGCCGATCATCCGGACATGACCAACTACGCGCTGCTGTACCTTCCGCAGCTGCTCGGCGACGACGCGCCCGAGGCGCGGCGGGTCAACATGCCGTCGGCGCTGGCGTGGCCGGCGCTCGATGTCCTCCAGCTGGAGGACTATGATTTCGTGATCGAGGACCGCCCCGATCGCTCGGCGACCGCGCGCGCGATCGTCGAGGAGCGGCTTGGCTATCCGCGGTCGCGTCAGCACTATTTCGCGGGCTTCGCGCTGGTCGGCGACAGCGGGCCGGTCTGGCGGAGCACCAGCGCTGCGCTTCAGGCCGCGTATGACGAGGGCGTCGCCGAGGTCTTCGTCTGGGCCTACACGCAGGTGCTCCGCGACGGTTACGTTCCGACGATGGCGATGGCGCCGCGCTGGACGCTTGCGGACGTGCTCGACGTCGATCTGACCAGCGGCGTGCAGGGCGGCGACGTCCTGATCTTCGACGCCGCGCGTCGCAAATGGTTGCCGCACCGCCCGCCGGTCACCTGACCCCGCCTGATTTGGAGAAAGTCGATGGACGTGATGACCGTCGCGGCCCGTGGGGCCGCGCGATGACGCCGGCTGGCCATATCGTCAGCGTCGTCTCAATCTGGACGATGATGCTCTACGGGATCCGCTTCGCGGTCGCGGCCGGGCACTGGCTGGTGCCCGCCGCCGCGGCGCTGTGGCATCTCGCACGGTGCCGGGGAGACCGGCGATCGTGCCGGGCGCGGTTCCGCGCGACGATCGACCAGCTGCACGCCGATCTCGTCAGCGCGATCAAGACGCCGTGGAGCGCCACCTTGTTCTTCCTTGGGTGCACGCTGATCGGCGGGGCGTATGCGTTCGGCGCGGTGGGCGACGCGGTGCGGCTGGTCAGCGTGCGCCCGGACGCGTGGAGCGGCTTCGACATCGCGACCGATCGCCTCGCGGCGATCCTGTCGGTGACCGGGATGGCGTTCGTGATGGCGGCGTTTTCGCAGCATCGTACCGCCAGCTTCCTCGTCTCGGGCGTGCTCGTCGCGACGGGGCTCGGGATCGCGGTGGTGACGCTGTGAAGGACTGGCAGGCGTATGCGCTCGCGGTGTTCGCCGTGGCGGCCGGGCAGGTGCTGAGGATCGGCCGCAAGATCGAGGCCGGGAAGCCGGTCACGTGGCGCGACCTCGCGGTATTGTGCACGTTGCTGCCCGCCTTCGGGGCGCTGGGCGGCGCGGCGGCGCTGCATTTCCAGTGGCCGGCGTGGACGATCCTGCTTGCCGGCATCTGCGCCGGTTGGACCGGCATCGGGACGATCCGGGTGATCCTGCGCGTGGTGCCGACGCTGCTGCCCGCGCCGCTCGCCCGGCTCTTCCGCGGTGCGGACGACGTGAACCCCTGACACGGAAAGGAAGGACGATGGACGTGGCGACGCTTCAGCGGCGCGTAATGGCGCTTGGCTGCGATCCGGGGCTGGTCAACGGCCAGTTCACCGCGCAAACGCGCGCGGCGGTGCTGAAGGCGCTGACCAATGGCCCCGACGCGCCGATCGATAATCACGATATCGACCGCGCGGCCGATCGATTGGGCGCGCCGTCGGCCGCGGTCCGGTCGGTCATCGACGTCGAAAGTACCGGGACGCCTTTCGTCGATGGACGTCCGACGATCCTGTTCGAGCCGCATCGCTTCTCGCGCGCGACCGGGCACCGCTTCGACGAAACGCATCCGGCGCTCAGTTCGCGGGCGTGGAACCCCCGGCTGTACCCGGCCGCACAGGCGGCGCGCTGGGCGCAACTGCTCGACGCGGTCGCGCTCGATGTCGATGCCGGCTTTGCCAGCGCCAGCTACGGCGCGTTCCAGATACTCGGCGAGAACCACGATTGGTGCGGCGCGGCGACCGCGTGGGCGTTTGCATGGCAGCAGTCACGCAGCGCGGGCGCGCAGCTCGATGCGTTCGTGATGTTTGTCGAGGCGCGCGGGCTCAGGCGGGCGCTCCAGAACCGCGACTGGCCGGCGTTCGCGCGCGGCTACAATGGCACGGCCTTTCGCGAGAACCGCTATGATGTGCGGCTGGCGGCTGCCTATGCGCGACGTGCGGCATGATCCGGCTCGCTCGTTTGACAGTGCCGCTGCTGCTGGCCGCGCTGGCAGTCTTCGCGCTGATCTTCGCGCTTCGCGCGTGTCACCGTGGCCCCAATTGGAGCGCCGTCGCGCAGGTCGACGTCGCGCGGGCGGATGCCGTCGTCGGCGCGGCGATCGATGCATCGGCCGCTTTGGCTAGGGCGCTCACCGAGGCGTCGGCGATCGACGCCACCACCAAGGAGAATGACCGTGCGATCCGATCGACGCCCGGCGCGAACGCGCCGGTCCCTGTTGCCGTCAACGATGCTGGCCTGCGCGCTTTGTGCCTGCGCGCCGCGTACCGCGATCATCCGCGCTGCCTTGCCCTGCTCGGACCTCGTGCAGGGAACGCTGTCCGATGATGTTTCGCCCGCCGATCTACCGCCGGTGGACGCATCGTTGGCGGACTGGATCGCCTTCGGCGACGCCCAGACCGGTCAGCTCGACAAGGCCAACAGCTATCGGCGCGCCAGCCTCGACGTGATCCGCCGCTGCGAGGCGCGCGATCGTGCGCTGGACCAGCGCCTGAAGGCGCGCTGACCCTTCCTTCCCAAGCCAAAGAAAGGATTCTGACATGATGAAGTTCTTACGTGGAGCGGTCGGGCTGGTGGTCGCTCTCCATCTGATGCCGCTGGCCGCGTCGCCGGCCGCTGCACAGATCACTGGAAGCGAGAATATCAGGGTAATCCAGAACGGTGCGACGAAGGTCGTGACGACCGCCGATCTGACCGCCGCCGGGGTGAACACCCTCAATCGGAGCACGGCAAACACCGTCCGGTGGCGTGCGGCGCTCGCCCGTTACTTCACCTCGGGCTACCGGCCCAAGTTGCTGTTCATCGGTGACAGCAAGGATGTCGGGATCGGTGCCGGCACCGCCTCCGATGGCACCTTCCAGTCCGTCGGCGCGGCCTCCCGCAACAAGACGGCGTATGTCGCGCAAATGCTGGCAGCACGCGGCTTCAACGTGAATCGACAGAGCTGGGCAGGCGCGGCCGGGCTATCGAGTACCGCTGCGGTGAATGGCTACGATCCGCGTCGCACGATCCCGTCTTCGTGGGGATATGGATCTTTCAGTCTGGGCGGAGGCCGGCTCAACTCGGCAAACCCGAACACGGACGCAATGACCATCGTGCCGGACGCGGGCGTGATCACTGACCGGGTGGACATCCTTGCGGTCACCTCGGCGGGTCTGGGGACGATCTCGGTTTCGGACGGCACCACCACCGCCACGCAAAGCACCAACGCCGCCGATGGCATCCAGCGGCTGACCTTCACGGGTTTCAGCCGTGGGGCGGGTAAGACGTACAGCATCGCGCGGACCTCGGTGAACACGGGTTCGATCCGGATTATCGCAACGATCGCACTGGACAGCACACGGCCAGAAATCGAGATCCTCAATGCCGGCGCGTCCGGCTCGACGACCGCCAATTGGAACAGCGGGGCCAATCCGGAAAGCCCGCTCAATGCCATCCCGGCCTATGCACCGGATATGTCGGTCATTCAGCTGGGAACGAACGACATGGGACCTTCGGCCAACATCAGCGTCGGTGCCTTCTCGGCAAATCTCGCCGCGATCGTCGCGGCGGCGAAAACCACAGGCGATTGTGTCGTCGAGCTTCCGACGCAGCCGCCGGTCGGTGCTGCCAGCTATCAAGTCTATCCATCGTATATCGCGGCGGCCCGTGGCGTGGCTTTCTCCGCCGGCTGCATCGTGATCGATCATGGTGCGCGGTTGGGTAGTTGGGCGACCGCCAGCGCGGCGGGCTTCATGTTCGATCCGCTTCACGAAACGGCCAGCGGTTACGCGGACGAGGCACGCCCGGTAGCGGATGCACTCATTTTTTGACCGTCGGAGTCAAGGCTTTGAAGGCGTTGGCGACCGACGATCTGACGCCTTCGCTCGCACCTCCGGGGGGAACTACGATGCGGCGAGCAACGCGCGCGCCGCATCGCTGAGAAAGCGCGATCGGTTGGGCGCGACCCGATCGATCCGCGCGAGCAATCCCTCCTCGATCGAGACTTGAACGCGGACGGCACGACCGGGCCGCTCGCCGCGCACGAGGATGCGCGCCACTTCGTTGACGTCGGGATCGCGTTCGATCGCATCGATGTCGCTGGGAGTGGGGATGGCGTCGCCCCCTTCGGCAAGCAGCGCGAGATGGCCGTTGAGTGCTTCCTCCGCACCAAGGGCGGCTTCCTGCATCGTATCCGCCGCCGACACGCACCCGGGCAGGTCGGGAAAGAAGACGCCGAACCCATCGGGATCGCGTTCGATAACGGCGGGAAAATAGACGGTGGCCATCGGTTCGTTCCTTCGATCGCTGGGCGGGTGGCTTCTCCCTTACGGGAGGGGGACCCCTGTTTGTTTGCTGATGCTCTTCAGTGTTCCGGTGGGCAGATGCCGCTTCGGGTGCGGGACGGTCGCGAGGCCGGGCTTTTCAGGGTGGCGAAAGTGACGATGGCTTCCCGTCTGACGGACGAAATACCAGCCGTCCGCTTCGATCTTACGGATAACATCGCTGCTGCGCATCGCCCCTCGCTCCCTGTTGTGTAGGATATACACAACTACAGATCAGCATGCAAGCGAGAATACACAAGAGCTACACAATAATTGTCACAAGTGCGGGCTCCAAGGGTCTCGTGCGCCAAGCAATCGTTCGTCCACGTTCAACGCCATCGCGAGATGCAGCCGCTCTTCTTCGGGAAGCCGCCGCGGTGATCCCCGCGTCACATACTGCGAGAGATAGGCCTGATTGCGCCCGAGCTTGCGTGAGAGATCGGACAAGCTCGCCCCTTTCTCGGTGGCGATCCGAATCAGATTGGCGCGTGCGATCATGTCCTATTGATGCCGGTTTGCAGCGCCGCTTTCCAGTCTTTGTTCTCTTCATGTTCTGATCCATAAACCAGCCATGGTTGGCCAGCCGAAGACCCTCTATGATCTCCGCAAGGTGGAGGGTGCCGTCAACGTCACCTGCAAAGCGTGTGGTAAGGCACGGCTGTACGATCTCGAGGAACTGATCAGCGTGCGGCTGTTCCATCGTCAATCGGTGGACTGGGACGTCGTGTTGCACGAGATGCCGTGCTGGCACTGCCCCGATCGCACCGAAACGCGCGTTGCGATCGTCCCCTATGCCGCCAATGATCGCACGTTGCGCGCGCGCCGCGCCGAGACGCTGGTCATCAACCTGGCGCTGACGGTGCTGAAGCAGGCCGCCTCACGCGCGAATAGGGATGGAATCGACACACCTGCGGTGCGGCTGGCGCTCCGTGTGCTGCGGCAGTTCCTCCCCGACCGGGCGCTGCTGGTGCGGTTCTGGGAAGAGGGGCAGGCTGCCAAAAGCACCGCGACGAACGAGAGCCACTTCGCGCACGGCTGGATCGTGCAGGCGTTGCTAAGAGGCGGGCATTCGGTTTGGGCCGAATTCCGGCGGCCGGGCGACAGGGTCTGAATTTTTCGTCCGATCGGCGCAGGCCAGCTTGATCGTCCGCCATAGAAACAGCATCGGCCGTTTCGGTGATGAAACGAGTCGTTGTGTCCATCGAGGATCTTTCCAAGCGCGAACGCGAGTGTCTCGAACGGGTAGCAAAGCTGCAGGATTCGAAGACGATCGCGCGCGAACTCGGCCTCTCGAGCAAGACGGTAGATGGCCATATCGAGCGCGCAATTCGAAAAGTCGGGGCACGCGACCGTCGAGACGCTGCGCGGCAATTGCTTGATACGCTGCGGGAACCATTCCCTGAGGGATCATTCCCGGTGGCGCATCCTGCTTCCGGGAGCGAGATGGCACCCGTCGACCGGGTTCGGGAACCAAAAGCGGATTTCGTAGCCGGGCCGGCGGTTTCATCAACTGGCGATGAAGGTATCAGGAGGACGTCGCAAACTTCGAACTTGGCCACCATCGCGCTGGTCGTTGGTTCCGCTCTGGGCTTCGCCATGCTGATGCTCACGATGTCTGCGCTGACCCGTGAAGTTGAGAAGCTTGCACGCTTTATCCTGTCCCTACGTCGCCCATGACCCGCAACCTTGCGGGCAAGAGGCTTCTCAAAATGTCAGCAACACGGTTGAATGTCGTCGCGCGCCGGGATCTTGTTCAGGCGGTTCGCAGTGCGTTCGTACCTGTCGAACACGCAACGATGAAGGGTGCCGCCGATGCGCAGCGCCTCGTCGGCTTCCTGATCGATCAACACCGCGAAGCCGCGCTTCCGCTGGACGTGGGCGGCGAGGTGCTGGCTTCGATCAATGAGGCGGCGCAGCTTCTGTTTGCGAGCCGGGAAAAGATGGTGAGCGCGCATCTTGCGCTGCAAGCGGTCGCCGCGGAGCTGGGGCTGAACGAAGTGGGCTTCTCCCCGGATTGTCCGGCCTATGCCGCGCATGAGCGCCCGCCCCTGACAGCCGCAGCCTGA